AAACACTCCCAGGGATTTAATCTTTCTTCCATCTGCCATTGCTCCACTCCTTGTATATGGCAGGCTATTACCCCGGCCTGCCAGCGGTCTTTCTCTGGGCTGGAGGGGGTGCGGGGGGCTGATGAACCCCCGTTTCCCCGGTGCAAACTCCCTTCCAAAGAGTTGGGGGGATCATGTTTCCTTCCAACTCATCCCAACTTCAGCTTCGGCTGTGTAAACAACCCGTGCGCCTTCACGCCTCTTGCGGGTCATCGCAGCCTGGAGAAGACCCTTCATCTCCTCCGCATCATCTTCTTCTACTTCAATCAACAATGAATCATGGCACTGGTTTACCAAACCCGTACCCTTCTCAAAGTCGAACGTGATCGGCTTGATCTCGTCCAAGTCTATTGCTTGCGTTGACCACCCAGGATTGCCCGTAGTCAGGTGAAGCATTGCTTCATGGATGACTACTGCTCCACCCGTTTGGATGGGGTGATTCACAAGCTCATTAAGTTTCTCTTCATCCTTGAAGTCTCGCCGTCTTCCCCACAACGAGTCCGCGATGTAACCGTCACGTCGGTACTTGTTCCGCGTCTCCTCCCACCAATGGGGAATCTCAGGATCCGCTCGTTCAAGACCTCGGACAACATCTCGGATGTCTCGCTTGTTGAGGTGGGCGTAGATGAGTTTTCCATCATCGTCTTCAACACTGACAACTTGTTCCCAGATTTTGGGGACGCTGGCTGCGTATTGCCAAGCATACCGGACATTCTTGGTAACGCCTCGCGTAGCCTTGAATGTGCTGCTCCCTTTCTTCGTGCGATCTTTCGGTGCGCCATCGAGTGTCCAGATCCCTGGGCCATATACGATCTCCATCGTCTCATTGTGCGGGTCCAGCCCGGAGTTAATGACTTTGATAAGTCGTTCTGCCTCTGCTTCTTCCGCAATGTATCTCAACTCCAACTGGTCAGCGTCCGCACCAACGAACATATGGCCAGGGGCAGGAACAAAGATGTCGCGTAGATCATAAGGAATGTTTTGAGCGTTCGGCTCGGAGGATGAGTAGCGACCAGTAGCAGGTAAGCGGTTGTATGCAGGATGCACTCGTCCGTCAGGCAACACATAGGTGTCTTTCAGTGGTCGGATGTATGTGCTTAGCAGCTTGGTGTTCCGCCGCAATAGTCTGATGGATTGAAGGAAATGATTCTTCTCTTCATCCAAGCCATACTCAGTGAGCATTCGCCGCAGTGTATCATCGTCGGTTGATGGATCACCGCTCTTCTCATTGTACTTGACTGGGGCTAAGTCCCAGGTATCAAAGAGGAATCTCCTCAGTTGATGAGTTGAGTTTGGGTTGAAGTCCTCTGGGCCAATCTCCAGGCATACCTTTTTGTGCTTCTCCAATGCAGCTTCGTAGCACAACTCGTGCTCCAGTAGTCGGCTCCGATCGACGTACATGCCCAACCGTTGCATCTTGCAGCCAATGTCTTGGAGTTGATGCTCCCGTTTGATGAGATGCCATTGCTCTCTTTTACGGATCACTTTCGCCAAAGGAGTCACGACTCGGGCTGTGACGCAGGCATCCTTGGCGCAGTAGGTATGCAACTCCTCATCACTTCGGGCAGTGACCGCAGTGTGGTCAGCCTTCCAAGCCTCAGTGAAATCAGTGTATCGAGATCCCACAAAGCCCAGGTTGTGGGGCATCTCATTGTCAGAGAGCAGATGCAGAAGAAGGGTATCAGCCGAGAGTTTGGGGGTAACGCCCAGACGTTCCTCGCAAACCAAACGGTCGTACTGCCCAGCATTGTGCCCAGTCAATGGGACTTGGGGATCCAGTAAGAAATGCTGAATCAGTTGCAGTACAGTGGCCTCGTCCCTTGGGCTGAAGAAGCGCGCTGCACCGTCAATAGAAAGGATAGGAATCACGACAGCGGTATCGTTGTTGGAGAATGCAATACACCGGAGGTTCGCATCCAATGGATTCTTCGCATCGGTCTCCACGTCATACGCGACTGCCTTGCCCTCTTGGCGTAGCCGACGAATCCCAGTGATTACTTCAGCCACACTGTGGGTATGGAGGATCTCTGGGTCTTTCCAAGAAAGGTTTCCTTGAAAGAAGCGGTTGGCCTTCGCAACGTCATGCTGAAAAGTGGTGCGCCACTTGGGAGATCGGATAACAAAAGCAGGATGAAGCGTGTAAGCAACAAGGATCTCGGTGCTCGGATCCCAGGGTGCGGGGATAGCCTCGCACGTTCCTCGGAGCTTTGTGATCGAAGGGTTTCCTCCACGAAGAGACGCCGCAGCCGTCGCACCAAGGGCGAGAAAGTGCCGGAAGTTCTGAAGATTCTTGTGGAGTCTGGGCTTACAGCATGACTGTGGGGTAGCCCACTCACTCTCATCCTTGGCTCGCCGCTTCCGATTCCGGCGGCCCAGGCGCAGCATGTATCCCGACAAATCGTTTTGCTTGGGGCGGCATGCGAGCACATTGTCGATGTGGCATTGATGACGTTTGATGCCCACCAGTGAGAGCGCGGCTTGCAACTCCATTCCACTTGGGCCGACGAAAGGTCTCCCCTCTTCCACTTCTTGTCCGCCCGGGGCCTCGCCTATGATGGCGATGTGGTCACCAGGATGGCGTTCCGCTTCAACAGGGAAACGATTCCCGGCGTGATGCAGGTCGCATCCAAGTGGACACGACCTGCAAAACGCTCCATTCAATGGTTCGAGACTACTCATCATCCAACAGGAAGTCGAAGTCGTCTCCACCATCTTCGGCGTTACCGGAATCCTTTACCGGAGCACCGCCGCCGTTGGCCGGGGCAGCACTTGCGCCATTGGAACTCCCATTGGTCGGGGTTTCAATGACCACATCCGAAGCGGATGCGTTCGAGTAAGCAGCCATCTGCTCCCACTGTTGCTTCGAATAGAAGATATAGCGGGCGTAGCTCCCATCCACGCGCTTACCAGCATTGTCGGTTTGAGCCGGAGTGTACTGGAAGTACACGGTACGACCGCCCAACTTGTGAAAGGGAACCTTTCCCTTGTTATCCAACTTGCCTTCTGGCACGCCAGCGGACAGCAGGAATGCCTTCAGGAAAGGCAAGCTGCTCACATTGCCCAGCCCAAAGCTTTCCCGATGGCGAACGCCTTGGGTCAGAATGTAGGCATACAGCCGGTTGGTATCAGGGAAGTGCTTGAACTCCACGATGGTTCCATCGTGAAGACCAGCGGGCAAAGTACCCAGCCCACCAGCAGCGCTTACGTCGGTAAAGTCCAGTTCAATGTTCAGAGCATCCATAATGTCACTCGTTTCCTATGGTGTTTTGTTGTTGGAAGGGAAGACCAGTAGCCCCCAATGGGGGAGGTAAAGAGAAAATGACCCTCACCAGGGACTACCAGTCCTCCGAAGTTTCCTCGGTGAACAACTCATCGAGAAGATTGTTTTTCGCATTAAGGAGAACAGCACGATGAAGCGAGTCTTGGATTACCCATCGAACGTGGGTATCCTCATACTTCTTCCGCAGCTTGTCGGCCGCAGGCTTCAGCGTTTCTCTCCAAGATTCAAGCCCCGTCTCCAGTACCCGGGCAGATAGTTCTGTTACAACTTTCTCCATCCAGCCCATCCCCTTGGGCCGAGGGAGTTCATAGCCTGCACAGCGTAAGGCTTCCGCCAGATTCATCGGAGCGGGATCCGGGAAAATGTCCAGCCGATCCCCACTGATGTATTCAGGGTTGGGGCCAGTACGGATGACGTACTTCCAAGGGGCAGCGGTCTCATCGAACTTGGCTCGGGCAACCACGTCAGCGAATGCTGAGAACTGTTCTGGAAGTTGACCAGGGAGTTGGGGTCCGCCCCGTACATACTTCCCGGATGAAGTCTTCGGAGGCGATTCATGGCAGTTGAAAATAACATGGGTTCCTTTCGCTGTAGCAATCCGTGAGGCATCGCGCATGCCCAATACCTGATGTCGGAGTGCTCGCCACATATCTCCAAAGGAATGTTTCTTCTCCAGTTGCTGGATTGTCTGCTCCACCAGCAGAGAGAAGTCATCGACTACGATGGTGGGCGTCTTGCCAGCATTATTCTGAACAGCCTTTGCTGCCTCTTCAATGGTATTGGGGCAGTAGTACTCAATGTCCTTCAGCCCAAGGAATCGATTGATGGGAAGGAGCCCACCGGGTTGTGCGAGAAACATTCCTCCCGCTCCCGCTGCTCCGGTCATCGTGCTCTTGCCCACTTTCGATGGGCCGTAAATCACTGCGAAGATTCCAGAACCATCTATCTTATTCGCTTTCATCACTTACCTCCTTCTGGCTTCGCACCAAGCGGGGCCATGGTCACTTTCTCTTGAAGAGCGCGTACCTCTTCCTCCAACGCCGCCGCCTTCAAGAAGAGTTCGCGGTAGTCCACCATCAACCCATCGGCCAGTCCCTCCAGCGCCAGGATGGTTGACTCATTGTGCCGCCTCTTCTCAGCGTAGGTGTCATTGTAGTTCTCAATGAATGCCCGCCTGCGCTCGGTGAAGGCAGCACTGTGTCCCGTGTCCATCGTGGGATAGTCCAAACCCTCCCCCTCAATGGCATCCTCCCATGCATCTTCCGCTGTCATGGACAGGTGGCGCAGGCGAGACTTCCTTGTTTCCTCATCGATCCCAAACAGGCATCCATGCAGTCGGGGGCTACTCATCACTTACCTCCCTTGGCTTTGTTGTGCTCAGGGAAACTTGGGAGGTTCTTGGCTGCCTGCGATGCACAGGCTTCGATTCGCTCCTTAAAAAAGTTGAGTGCATCGTCAAGGATGGCAACATTGATACCGCTTGAGTGACCATCCCAGTCGATGGGAATCTCTACCGGGATCTCGATGCGGGCCAAGCTGTCGTAGTGTTGGCCCCGCCACGCTGTATCTTCCCTCTTGACGGTGAGAGTGAATCTGAGAGTATCAGTGATGAGGAAGCTCACTTGGCACCCCCTGCGATGCGCTTGGTGCAGTGTGGACAACACCACTTCTCACCATTGAATGACCATCCTTCCTTCTCCAGCTTTCGGGCAGCATCATCTGTGTCAAAGGTGTCTACATCGTCAATGTGAGCATCGACTTCCTGGGTACACCAAGGCTCGCCAAAGCGGGAGAAGGAGGTGGGCTCCTTGTTGGGAAGATAGAATGTTTCATTGGCTCGGTTGTAGACGAGGTTCTCCCCGTTTGGGGGCTCGCTCCCTGCCCCACAGAAGACGCTGACTACAATCGGAGACGATTTGAACGCGTCCATCAGTGAATCGTGAATCGTAGGCATTGTGTGTTGCTCCGTTCTGGTTGTTGTTCCCACACCTAACGGCGTGAGGGTGGTTGGTCAAGTTAGGTAGGTAAGAAAAGAAAAGGATGGGGAGCGGGGGCCCGAACAGGCAGGCCCCCACCCTTGGCCTATTGGCCCTTCTGTTGGTGCTTACGAGCGGCCTCGCAAATCTCAAACCATGCGGCTCGGGATGCGTCCTTGATCTCTTCCGGGCTGGGATCAGGGTTGGCCTCAAAGAGTTCATTCAGTAGGCGCACAGTCACCCTTGCGTACACAGGGTTCCTGGGCAAACCAACCGGAAAGAACTTCTCTGGCTCGACTTTAGACAGGTTCGATGCGGCATCATCAGTCGTCACTGGGGTATACGTCCCATCAGAACGCAACTGGCCAATGGCCCGCATCTCATGGCGATTGCCTTGACTCATGTAATGATTCACTTCGCCGCGAACACTGCGGTAGTCGATGACTTTGAATAGAGGTTGTGGGTCCATAGTCTCTCAATCAAATGGTTGCGCGGGATGCCCCCCCACGTAGAGGTGTCTCGGTGACTCGGTATGTCTTTGAGCTTCAGTCGTTCAGCTTGTAACGACAGAACTCGATTCCACGGCATGTGCCTGTGTTGAGGACACGTTCCTCGACCACAAGGGTTTGGGCGTAGTCTTCATACGACCATTTGCGGCCGGCTTCGATGAGCACAAAGCTCTCGCCATCAGCATGACGATGCTCCATGAACTCATGCGCGGCTTTCACCGCAAGGCCCTCATCGCTGAACACCCCAAGCAGGCCGGTTGGCTCATACTCGGTGTGCAGCCTGAGGACAAAAATGGGGTCCATAGGTTCCTGGCTCCTGGTTGTTGGTTGTTGGTTTCTGGTTGATTTCACCAGACAGATCGGGAAAAAGGGCATTTGCCGGACATGGGTCACAACTTGCCTCTGTCCTGGGCATCGCGT